TTTACTATTTCTGGAGATCGTGAAGACCCTGATGGTTTTGCACCGCATGGCCTTTCTGACGTAAATTCAGCTATTGATCAACGTGCAATTGATGCTGACACGAAAATTGCCCTTGGTGATTTATTCTTGTTTGGCGGCGCATTGCTGAGATGCCAGAGTATTCGCGATGACAAACCGTGGGAAGTTAGTGGCGAGGTTCGCCCGGGCAAACAATTTGAATTTAAGTGCCTGGAACGAGGTGGGAGCAATCTTGCACATCCAAACGCAAAAGTTGCGGGCAGCGTTCCTTATTACGGAACGCATTTACAAGAGATAAGCATTGGTACAGTAACAAATAACAGAAAATGCAATCAAACGGAAATAGGCATTAAAAGCGTAGTTTTTAAAAGAATAGACAATTTTGCTAATGTTCAGACCGAGCCAGACTCTCAGACATTATTGGACTTTGAAAAAGATAAACAGCCTTTTTCGCTAGGGCGAATATCAGCCTATCAAACTCGTTATAGCTTTTTTAGGCTAGAAATAAGAGAAATTATTGCTGGCAATGATACTGAGTTTACACAGTTCATGCAAGGCGAAGTTTTTGCAGTTAAAGGCAGTAATCCGCAAGCTCAGTACAACACAATACGAGTAAACCATCCTTTTAGAGAGTATGAGTTCAGGCTTATGCCTGTCGCTGGTGCTGTTTTTGGCAATCTGTATTCTTACGAAACAGTAATGGTCAACCTACTTGAGGGCAAAGGCAGAACCACTGTTCCCGTGGAAAGTGAATTTATAACCAGCTACACAGGCAGAAGGGTGCAACTTACGAGAGCAAGCACGTCAAACGTTCAGTTTGAGTTCCAAAACATTGAAGATCAAACAGTTTTAGTTACTGGAATTGTAGAAACATTTACAAAAAACGGAACAGACCTTCTTATTGGAGAAGACCCAGCCGACGCAAATTATGAGTTAATTGACACGCAAGTGGATTTTGATGATAACGCTGTATATCTTAACTACGGCGTACTCGTAAACGTTGCCAACCCTAATGACCCTGGAGCGATATATGCCGCTTGGGGCGGAGGTTATAAAACTTTAGAGGTAGCTGATGAAGAAGGGTTTGTTTACAGGCAAGGTTCAACAAAGATCAGGACAATCCCTGCAAGCGAAAAGACTTGGCAGACCACAGAAGAAAAACCATTTGTTTTTTCTGGGACGCCAACATCAAACCATAATTACGTCAAGTTTGGGGCTACATCGCAAGCGACGGAGCTAATTATTGGGGGCAATCCAGTAAGCACCAGCCTGTTCGAGAACGAAGGGCAAGAGAACTTTAATGCGCTATATCGGCAAGGATCTCAATCAGAGTTAGTACCAGACGTGCCCGTCCCTCCAGCAAGGGTTGTTGCTGACGCCCCAGATAACAATGGAGAGCTATATCAAGCGCATGTCTTTTTTGTCATTGTGTTCGACACAGGCGCTGTAATTGGACGTTGGGCGGGGGTCAATGTAACTGTGGGCGGTACAGCGTCTGTAGCAAATCCGCTCCAGTACAGGCAAGGTGCGAACATAGTGTACAGAGATGAAATTCAAAAATTTAATGTATTCCCGATTTATCGTGTTGAATACCAAGCACCAACGTCGCAATTGCTTGCAAGTGTTGAGGTTGGTTCGTATGTGTCAGGGCCAAACGAAGTAGCCCGTGATTTGTTTGAAATCGAAAAATACCAGCCAATTAATGAAAGAGCTTTTGCGTCAGGTGGCGAGCCTGCTGAATATTCATTATCTGGGGGTAGCGGAACTGGTCTTGCAATCAATGCCTCAAGCTTTGGTCCGGGCAAGTGGCAATGGCTTGTAAGCAACGGTGGCTCTGGGTATCAACAAAATGAAGTTCTTACCCACACTTTTGGCGATGGCACTGAGGTAAGCATCCAAATTCAATCTGTCCGTGATCAAACGGTTGAAGTCCCTGGACGAGAGCATCTAAATCCATTAGATGCAATCGCAGATTTTCCTAAATACGAGCTTGAAAAAACCAGCCATCAAGACGGGCCAGAACATCAGGTTGTATTTGTAAATGAACTAATTCGACCCGGCGAAGATACAAATAACGTTCCTATCAGGGTTCAATACGAGGATTTGTCGTTGCTGGGGTTGCGCGTATTAGCTGGGCGTGACTGGACTTCTATGGGCCAGCTAACGGCATACGTAAAGCAAGGCATCAAAGTTGAGCGGCTGATTGACGACGCTGGTAAAGACCTAACATCCCCTTTGACGGCTTCAACTAACAATTTTGCAGAAATTGCTTACAACTTGCTTGTTAATAAGCGAATTGGTGCAGGCAAAAAGGTTCCAGTAGAGACCGTGGATCGTGATGCAATGGTTATTGCAGCCAAGTTCTGCCACGCAAACAACTTCACATACGATGGAATTATTGAAGACAAGGTGGCGCTGCGCGAGTTCATACACCAGCACGCTGCTTTTAACTTGCTTGACTTTAAAATTGTTGGAGGCAAGTTTTCTTTAGCTCCCTCAGTTCCTTACAACAGCAGCACCCATAAAATTGAACATGCTCAAGACATAAATACGCAAGTTAAGGCTTTATTTACTGACGGCAACATGAGAGACATGCAGATAAATTTTTTAGCTACGCAAGAGCGACAGTTAACACAAACAGTTGTAACTTATCGGGAAGAAGAGCCAAACGGTTTTTCAGAGCAAAAAACATTGCGCCTTCGTTTTAAAGATTCGTTCGGCGGATCAGAGACAGACCCAGAGGATGCTATTGACCTAACTAATTTCTGCACTAACCGCACTCACGCACAGACAATTGCTCAATACGCTTTGACAACTCGCAAGCATATTGACCACACCATAAGATTTAAGACTACGCCAAGTTCTGCGATGGCTCTTGGGGCTGGCGAATACATAAAAGTTATATCAAATGCAACGCATACAAACCGTTTTTACAATGGCAGCGTCGATGGCGAAGGAAACATCACTGCTACATCAGAATTAATTGATGCGCCCGATTACGAAATTTTTTACTGGAAGCCTCGCTCAGGGGAACAAAATGTTATTGAAGGAATTATGCCTGTGGCTGGCATGAAAACAGGGGACGATACCTTCTTCAACTCAATTTTTACCTTAAAAATGAAGAATGAATTGAAGCGTGTTTATCGGATCGACAGCCTGACTGTTGATGATGAGGGCTACGTCGATGTAACTGGTACGCACCAGCCCTTAACGTCCATTGGTTCGCTAGCTACAATCAACCTAGACCCAAGTCAGTTCTTGCCGGACGCAAATGACCGCGATTAGTTTTCCGGCACTGGTGCCTAGCGCAAGGTCTTACACACCTGGCGTTTTCCCTGAGACGCAGTTCCAGGCGCAGAATGGGGCTGTGGTGCGCGTGCGTTACGGCAACCAACGGACAAACAGTCGCTTGTCACTGACGTTTGCGAACATCACAGACGATAACGCTGCAGAGGTGCTGCAAAACTATGTGGACGTTATGGAAAATGATAACTATGCCCAGTTCACGACTAGCAATGTGGCGGCTGGAGCGGGGACGGGTTTGGCTCCTTACATCCGCGAAACAAACAGTGCACTGAAGTGGAAATATGAATCGCCGCCATCAGTTCAAAGCGTTAAGCCAGGACTGAGTACAGTGACGTGTGAGTTCATTGGCGAGCTTGAGGGTGCCTGACCATGGCTAAGTATTACGCGGGTCAAGATGGCAGCGTCGAGTTTGGGGGTGTTGCAGTCGCCAAGGTTGTGCAGTGGTCACTGACTGCTAATACTGACGCGCTTGAAGTGACGACGTTAAGCGAGGATGTTCGAGCGTTTACGACTGGAGTGCGATCAGCCTCTGGAGCGTTGACGGTGTTGTATTACGACGACGCACCAGTCAAGCTGCTTAATCAAGTCAACCAAGACACTACGGCAGACATATCAATCACTACAACGGCCAGGTTGAAGTTGAAGTTTGACGACAAGTTTATGGAGTTTGATGCAGTGTTAACCAGCGCCGAGCTGTCTTGTGTTGTTGGTGAAGTAATGCGCGTAAACGTGAACTACACAATGAGCGGTGATTTCGTCAGTAAGTCACTATGACCGTCTTCGTAGGCAACTCAGGCGTCGTCAAACTGCGACGCAGCACACCTGCTACCACGTTTGCAAGCACTGTTGATCCTGGTGACGTGAACGTCACAAAAAAGCGGTTCAGCTTTGACTTTCCGCAGGAGATGCTGCTGACGGGTGATCGGCTGCAGATCAAAAGCACCAACGGTGCAAATCTTGCTTTTATCGACGGGTCTGGCTGGGACGGCGGCAGTCAACTCCCTGACGGCAACTGGTACATCAATGTTGACGAGCTTGGGGGCATTTGCCTTTACAACACTTTTGCAAATGCGTTGAACGGTCAAAGCACGGGCAAGATCACTTTGGCAGCGATTACAACGGCCATCCCTATTGAAGTCAAAAGCGTCCAAGCTGAATACAACATTCTTGGCTTGGTACGTTCTTTTGAGCTAAACAACGATCGCGAGGTTGTAGACGTTACGGCACTCAGTGATGAGTTTCGCAAGAAAGAAAGCAGCCTGATCAGCGGCAGTGGCAGCATTGAATGCCAATTCCATTACGACCCTGATGAGGCTGGCCTGACTGTTGATTCAGACGTGCCTAGTTATTTGCACGAATTAATTTTGAGGCAAAAGCTCGGGGCCGAGTTTGACGCTGAGTTGCATATTGTTGAGAAAGGCAAGAACTTAGACGCCACTGGAGATCAGTTCTATTTCGAGTTCAAAGGAATCGTTACCAATGCTGCGATTGGGCTAGGCACTGGAGCGTTGACGGTGTCCACTTTTAATTTCGTAACTACTGGTGCGATCTCAATTAAGCTTGGACTTGGCATTGTGGTTAACTACGTTCTCAAAGAAGATGCCGACCGAATCCTGCTTGAGCAGCCTGGGAGCGGTAAGCTAGAGATTGAAGATTAGTCTTGTAGGGGCTTCAGGCGATGGCCGATCAGAAGATTACAGCCCTTACAGAGCTGGCTGAAGCCGACGTAGCTTCAACTGATGTTCTGCCTATTGCCGACGTAAGCGCAAGCGAAACCAAAAAGGTCAGTGTAAAAAGCCTGGTTGAGCAAGGTGTTGACCTAATTGATGACGCCAGTATTCCGGCAGCAAAGTTAGCGGCAATCACGCCGAGTTCTCTGGGATCTAGCTCAGGGGCAAAAGAATTTATAGCTGGTCCAACTGGAGCAGGTGGTGCGTATAGCTCACGGGTTATTGCTGCTAGTGATTTACCGGTTGCAACTGATGCTGCACTTGGCGGTGCAGCGGCAGGTACTGGTCTTACATCTACGTCTGGAACGTTTTCAGTTGATCCTGCGACAGCTTCTGCTCGCGGTGCTGTCAGCCTGCCAACTGCGTCTGGCCTAAACGTTGATGGCAGTGGCGTTGTATCGCACCAATCAAGCGTTACGGCTCAGACAAAAAATGGTTTTACCGTTAATGCTTCTGGGCACATTACTGCTGTTGGCAGCATTCCTGCTGGCGATTTACCTAAGGCAACAACCTCCGCCGTTGGTGGCGTTTCTGTCGGTAGTGGCTTAAGCGTTACTGGCAGTGGTCAGCTCAATCACACCGACAGCATTACGGCTGGAACGACTAGCGGAATTACTTACAACGCTCAAGGTCATATTACGGCAGCAGCTGCGTTAGCCGCTACTGATCTGCCTGTCAGTACAACAACCGCCAAGGGTGGGGTTTCTATTCCGTCTGGGGCTTTGTCTGTCAGTGGCGCTGGCGCGTTGACCCACGACGTTTCAGGGGTAACGGCTGGCACTTACCCAAAAGTCACTGTTGACACTCGTGGGCACGTAACTGCTGGCACAACTCTGGCTGCTTCTGACATTCCAGACATCAGCGCAGCAAAACTGACTTCAGGAACGATTGGAACATCCCTCATTGCAAACGATGCTGTAACCGGCGGCAAACTTGCTAGTGGCTCAAGCGTCAGATTTGCGGGTGCTCCAGATACAAATGGAGTCGTTGATTTTGGAACGGCTGACTATAACGGACAGTTTTTATATGACGCTTTCAACGAAAATCTTTACCTGTTTGATGGCAACGCTTTCAAGTCGATTGACATCGTTAGTGGTGAAATTGTATTTGCTGGAACGTATGACGCCAATACAAATCTTGTCGCTTCAGTAACGGCTAAAGGCACTGCGATTGGTCTGACTGTCGGTCAGGCTTTAATTGCTCCTGCAGCAAGCAACCTTAACCACTATCTCACCGTCAGCGTTTCAGGCACTGGCAGTGGCAACGCACCAGCAGAAGCACTTGCGCCACCTGATTTCCTACTTTCAACAGGCACTAGTTGGCAAGTCCTTGATTTGTCTACTGCATTAGCTGCTACAGCTGCAAGCAACGTTTCATTTAGTCCAACCGGCAACATTGCTGCGACTAATGTTCAGGCTGCGCTTGCAGAACTTGATACCGAAAAAGCGTCTCTGGCTGGGCCAACGTTTACAGGAACAACAACGTTTAGCGGAAATATCCATTTGGGATCTTCCGCCACTCTTTCATTTGAAGGCAGTTCGGCTGATGACTACGAACTGAGCTTCGCCTTTGTCAATCCGACTGCGGATCGCCAAATCACATTTCCCAATATTTCAGGCACCCTGGTCACTTCAGGCGATACAGGAACAGTCACCAACACAATGTTGGCTGGCAGTATTGCGCTGACTAAGCTTGCAAACCTGACTTCAGGTCAGTTGGTTGTTGGAAACGGCAGCAACGTTCCAACAGCAGTTGCTATGTCTGGCGATGCAACGCTGGCTAGCACTGGTGCGTTGACTATTGCTAATGACGCTGTAACTGCAGCAAAGTTGGCTGATACCAGTGTCACAGCGGCTTCTTATACCAATACGAATATTACTGTTGATGCACAGGGCAGGATAACTGCTGCGTCTAACGGTTCTGCTGCTGGTATCCCTGACATTGCAGCGGACACCACACCACAACTGGGCGGCAATCTTGATGTCAACGGCAAGGACATTGTCAGCGTCAGCAACGGTGATGTTGAGCTTGATCCAAACGGTTCAGGTCAAGTTGTATTTAAGGGCAATGCAACTCGTGGCTCTGGTTCAATCAAGCTGAACTGTGAGCAAAACTCTCACGGGATTCTTGTTAAAGGCCCACCGCATAGTGCTGGAGCGTCTTACACACTGACGTTGCCAAACGATACGGGCACTAGCGAACAAGTTTTAGAAACAAACGGAAGCGGGGTTACGTCCTGGGCAACACCAGTCAAGCTAGGTGCAGCTCAAAGCTTTACAAAAGCACAGCGTGGAACGCCTGTAGCTTTAACAGATGCAGCTAGTGTTGCTGTTGATTTGAGTTTGGGAAACAATTTCAGCTTAACTCTTGCAGGCAACCGAACATTAGCCGCACCAACAAACGTAACTGCAGGTCAATCCGGCGTAATTATAGTTACACAGGATGGCACTGGAAGCCGCACCTTGGCTTATAACTCAGTGTTTAAATTTGCAGCCGCAACTGCACCAACTCTGACTACAACAGCAAGCGCAGTTGATGTGTTGGCTTACTATGTGGAAAGTGCAACGCGCATCTCAGTGACATCGTTGCTTAACCTCTCATGAGTATCCCTGGAAGTGCTTCACCGCTGTTTCTTGCGGCAACGGGTGCTGCTGGCTACGACATCGAACGTAGCTTGAGGTTTAACTCTGTCGATTCGGCAACACTAACTAGAACTTTTAGCTCAGGCGGCAATCTAAAGACATGGAGCTGGAACTGTTGGTTTAAGCGACAAAAACTAGATTTTAATTCATCCTTACTCGCTGCGTATTCTTCTGGATCCGTTAACAGCTACGTTAGGTTTACTTCTAGCAACTTTCTCGACATATATTTCAGAGACGGGGCAGGGAGTCAAGTTATACTTACAACAGATCAAGTTTTTAGAGATACGTCAAGCTGGTATGCATTAACTATGATCGCTGACACTACACAAAGCACAGCAAGTGATCGATTTAAAGTATATATTAATGGATCTCAAATAACATCTTTTTCATCGTCAACATATCCAGCGTTAAACGCTGATTTGTCAGGATTTAATGGTGCATTCTTGCATTCGATTGGTGACTTAGCTCAGAGTACTCAGTATTTTGATGGCTACACGGCTGATGTTAACTTTGTAGATGGTCAAGCCTTAGCGCCAACAGATTTTGGTGAACTTGATAGCAATAATGTATGGCAGCCAAAAGAATACGCTGGAACGTATGGCACAACTGGTTTCCATCTTGATTTTTCGGATAACAGCTCTGTCGCAGCATTAGGTACAGATACCAGCCCAAACACTAATACTTTTACGGTTAATAACCTCAGCGTTACAGCAGGTCTGGACAATGACTCATTGCGTGACTCTCCAGTTAATGGAGACCCGACTGATGACACAGGTGTCGGCGGAGAAATTAGCAGCAATTACGCTACTCTTTCTGCGGTGCATAACAGCGGAACTAACGTCCGGCTAGGCGAAGGCGGGCTTGAGTTCTTTTCATACGACGGAAACTATCAAGGGGTTGTCGCAACAATTGCGATGACGCACAAGACGTATTGGGAGACAAAAGTTCCAGGTGCTCTCACTTATTTTGTTCCAGGCATTATAAGAATTGACACGCAGCCAGTTCAAAGCGGTTCCGCAAGGCTTGGCGTCAGTGCCACTGAATACCCAAACAGCGCGTCAATTTGGCCTGATGCCCAAGCGGTCTATTACAACGGCAGTAGCGTTTATAGCACTGGAGCGATTTGGAGCGCAGGTGATGTGATTGGTCACGCTTACGATCCAGCGACAGGCAATTATTACGGCTGGAGAAATGGTGTTGCGTTAAATAGTGGAAACGCTGTTGCAACTTTAGACACTTCTTATACTTATGCTCCCGCAATAGTCACAGCTCAATCCAGTCTTACTTATGCAGCAACGATTAACTTTGGTCAGCGTCCATTTGCTTATGGCAATGCTGGAACGAATCGTGCCGATGCAAGCTACAAATGTTTATGCACATCGAACTTACCTGACCCAACGATTGCAGATGGTTCGACGGCAATGAACATTGCTACATGGAGAGGCAATGCAACAGCAAGAGATATTAATGTGGGTCACAGGACAGGACTGGCTTGGATTAAGTTCCGAAGCGGTGCTTTCGGCACACTCAGTCATTATCTATATGACAGCAACAGGGGTACAAACAAGTCTGTATCTTCCGATAACACTACAGTTGAAGTTGGTAGCTACACCAATCAGCTTACATCATTTAATAGCAATGGTTTTTCTCTCGGAGTAGACACTGGTGGTGCTGTTAATTACAGCGGGGGAGCAGGCACCAACATCGATTACGTTGGTTGGAGTTGGGCCGGTGGGTCTTCCACGGTAGCCAATACTGACGGCACTATATCTTCGCAAGTCTCTGCCAACCCATCAGCTGGATTTAGTATTGTTACTTATACAGGAAACGCAACATCAGGTAGCACGGTTGGACATGGCTTAAGTGCTGAACCTGAACTTATTATTTGTAAGAACAGAAGTACAGCCGTTAATTGGGTTGTTTACTTCAAAACCTTAGGTGCTACTAAAGTATCGTTTTTAAATTTAGCTGACGCTTCGCAAACTAACACTAATTGGGCAAACACGACACCAACAGCTTCTGTGTTTAGCATTGGTGCCAATAGCAATGAAAACGGCAGTGGTAATAATCAACTTGCCTACTGCTTCGCACCTGTCGAAGGGTATAGCGCATTTGGCAGTTATACTGGTAATTATGGTGGAACCGGGTCGGAAACACCTCCGTTTGCCTACACTGGCTTTAGGCCACGTTTTGTACTTATAAAAAACACTGCTCAAGCCGCAAGTTGGTTCATATTTGATGCCAAAAGAGATACATACAATGCAACGGAAAATTATCTTACTCCAGATTATAATGGAGCTGAAGCTCAATTTCCTGCGCTTGATATTCTTTCTAACGGATTTAAGATTCGGACTAATGATGCTAGTTTTAACGCAAATAACGCAAAAATAATCTACGCAGCATTTGCAGAACATCCTTTCAAAACGGCACGCGCCCGTTAAACTCACCCTATCGATCAAAAGTCATGCCTTACAAGCTCAGCGGCAAAACTCTTCCTCTGGATCGGCCTTTTGAAGCTGGTGATATTCAGTATCCAGCGAATTGGCTTCGACTAAGTACGGCAGACGATCGCGATGCAATTGGCATTGTTTGGGAAAACGATCCAGCCTCTGCTGCTCCTTACGATCAAAAGTTTTATACAGGTCGTGAAGCCGACGGCACTTTAATTCCTAGAGATCTTGCCGGACTTAAGGTCTCATGGTCTAACACCACAAAGCAGACTGCAAACGCAAGGTTGCAACCGTCTGATTGGCGTGTAATTAAAGCAAAAGAGCGTGGCAGCACATTGAACGCTGATTGGAAAACGTGGCGTCAAACGATTCGTACTGAATGCGGCGTAAAGGTAACGGCCATCGAAGGCGCAGCAGATGTTGCGGCTTTAGCTGAATACATAAGAGGATCGGACTATTCTGCATGGACTGCCGACCCAGACAACGCGGCTGAATGACCTATGACCGCTAAACCTGACCCAATGATCCCCTGCAAGCCAGGGGCAGAGGATCTTGAAGCAATGAACAATCGCGTTGTGTGGATGGACATGCTTTACAAGCTGGAAGGCCGGGATAAGGCTGACCATCCAAAGCGTGGCTTGTACACCGGATTGCATAAGAAGCACTACTCAACGTTCCCTGGAACGGATGAGAATTAAGGATCAGATTGGCAACTGTCCATTGACCACGCCAGCTAATCTGGCTCAAGAAAACTCAACCCCTTCTAATGATCAAAGCATTCGCAGTAGCTGTTTCTGGTGTTCTCGCTGGTTCAGCTGCCTTGGCCGGCCCTTATGTGAACGTCGAGAATAACGGCGGTTATTCGGGCGGTGACTATCTAGGCGCAACCACTGATTTCCACATTGGTTTTGAAGGCGCTGATGGCGTTTACAGCTACTACGCTCAAGGCGGCCCATCGTATGTTTCGCCCCAAGGCGAAGACGGTGAATTTGAACTGTCCGGCAAAGTTGGTGGAAACGTTCAAGTAGCCCAAAACGTTGGGATCTATGGAGAACTCAGCTTTTTGACGGCAGAAGATGATCCTTCTATCGGGACTAAACTCGGCGTAAAGTGGGCTTTCTAAGCTAGTCTTTAACAGAGCAACTGCAGCCTTCCCTGGTCTCACACAGCAGGGAAGGTTTTTTCTTTGCAACTTGATCATGCAAAAAGTTTTTAATCTGCTCGGCGCTACAGCATTTCTGATGTCTGGAGCAATGGTTGTTGGATCGGCTGTGCTTTACACGCGCATCCCATCGCTGACGAAGTATTACATGAGTGAGTTAAAGCTTGAATTGACCAAGCTGGTGACTGACATGGTCCCTGGTCAGATCGATGATGTGATGCCTGAATTGCCATCAGCGACAGGCCCAGCAATCGAAACTCCAAAGTTGCCGTTCTGATTAGGTGCCTGAAATACCTGAGATTGGTGTGGGGCGTATTGGCGTTCCAGAAATACCAACCTGGACAGGCATTCCGCCGCAAAGCATTCCATCTGAGCCACCAATCACATTGATGCTGGGTTTTCCGCTTGTAGATATACCTGGCTGCGTCGAGACAAGAAATTCACAGCCTG